GCATAACCGGCGGCATCATATTTCGCTTTTCCGGTAACTGAAACGGTTAACCTTCCAGGACCACCTACATTAATTGGAAATGCTGTATACCTGACTAATGGGAAATTAATATCCAGGGTATAAGGTGTAGATGCAGCATCAGCCCCAACCACGGAACCCTCAAATATTATTTGGAATTGTCTTTCGGTTCCGGCCAGGAATAAATCATATTCCGTACGGTCAACAAAATCCATCGTAAAACTTATTGGGATTTCTCTATAACCGGATCTAACTATCCTTCGTGGAATCGCTGTGTTATTTAATGTATATTTCGCTACGCATTTATTATCCCAATTTAAACTGAAACTTTCACAATCCAGATTTGGTGCTCCGGCTGCGGTTCCGCCTATACCAATTTTTACATTTTCCCATACAAAAGGATTCGTCGCTTCTAGGGATAAAGCTGTTTTCGCTACATATCCGCCATCTTTAGCTATAATCCCCAGGTTAGCTTTTAGGATCTTATCAGTATTAGAGAAATTTAATTGCATGGTATTAACTACACATCCTAAAAATTCATAGGCCTGATCATCACTGTCATCCCGGTAAATCTCAAATGTATAAGGGAATAATGGGGTATATTTTGCCCCGGCTCCAAATTCCTGTGCTTCGGTCTGCATTGGTGTATAAATATGTTTTCTGGCTACATCTGCGGTTCCGGCTACTACTGCCCGGATATCGTCAATCCAAACAGTAAATTCCCCTTTATCGACTAGCATTTCTAGTCCTGCGCTTATTGCTGTATCCATATCCGATACATCACTTACCGCAATGGTATGTTCATACCATTGACCAGGTACGGCCATAGCAGGAACATCTATCCTATCAAACGCACCGGCATCCGCTCCTAGGGCTTGTGCACTTACTATAAATGCCAGATCCCCGGCATCAAGTGCGATATCACACCTTAACCAAAATTTATAACTAGTAGTGGCGGGCGGTCCTTTAAAATCAAACGTTATAATTCTTGAACCTATTACCTCGTTAACTACCGCGCCCAGGGCCACCGCAATTTTAGATGAATAAGATCCTTTCTTTTTAATGGTTGAATCCAGGGTAGTTATTACCGAAGTGCTTTCATGTTCAAAAACTGTTTCACAGTCGCAAACCTCTGTTTCTGCACTATCCGCAAAGGCTCCACCAGTTGGCACCCCTAAAGCACTTCTTAAAATATGTCCTATACTTACCGGGTGCACTTCCATTACAAGAGGTCCGGCAAATCCTTTTTGACCCTGGTAAGATTTCGGTTCATCTAGTATACCCCTTTGAATAGCACTTACAACGTCCTCAATATCCTGGGTTAATCCTTCCGATATAAAAGGTAGGTATACATCATTTGCACCTACTACCCGGGTTCCCCAGGTTGTTTCTTTCTTAATTCCAATATGTCCCCTGTTGCCTAACGGCATAATTCATCAACTCCTTTCTTCTTATATTTTTTAATAACTCTCTTTTTCTCTTTTACTTTTACTAAATCGAAATATCCGGATTCTATATAACGGTTTGCAATATTCTCATTACTTGCTATTACAATATCCCCTGTTTTGAACGTTCCCAACCCCGGGATTTCAAGATCCATATTCCGATTAAATTTTACTTTTATTGGCTCCATATCATCACCACCTTTTAAACAACGATTCTCTTAATATATTTTAATGTTGTAACCGATATCCTTAACCCGATTTTTCCCTTTGACCCTAAAAAGAATTTAGATTCCCCTATAGACGCTTGATAACAATAACCGCCTAAAGGTATATTTGGGGGTTTCATGTCTGCCCTTATAGCTGACCTTACTGCATCGGTTAATGTTATTATTTGCCTAGTATTAGCCGCTGTATCTTCGTATTTTACATAGGAAACAACTTCTATGGTATATTCCTCATCCCGGGCGGCGTGCTGTGCAATTACCGGAAAATCTTCATCTAATAAGGAAGGTACGCCAACACAAATAACCGGATAAGCTGAAAATGCTATTTGATCGCTATCATATACACCCTTGCATAATGTATAAACCGGCGGAGTTCCTATAATAGCCGCCTTTATTACCGCTATAACTTTATCAATTACACTTCCTAAACTCATAAACTCAATACCCCCACTACTAACATACAAAATCCACCAAATAAAACTAGTACAAAAAATAATAAATGAATCCATCCTAAACAGATTACAGTTTTTTCACCAATTTCTAATTTAATTTTCATGATATCCACCCATTAAAATATTTTTGTCAATCCTTTAAACATTTCCGCCATTGCATCGGTTAATCCTTTATGTAATATCCTTTTAACTTCCCCAGACTTATCTGCTAATGCAGGCCTTAGAAAAGGATAATACTTTTCGTGTTTCCTGGCATATTCCACTACCGTTCCAACTTCAGCATCCATTGTAACCAATCTTGTAGTAATGGAAGCCCTTAACCTTCCTGTGTCTACATGAGGTGTTTGGTATTTTTTCGCTGTCCTCTCTACTAATAACCCACCCTTATATAGTGCCTTGTCAATTTTACCCTGAACACTTTTCCCGGCACTTCTAAATTTATCTGCCAGCTCCTTCCCTTGGATAACCTCAACTTTTACTTTCATTATTCCACCTCACTCAAATAAATCTGATAAAATTTACCCCATTTTTTGGGCTGTAATCTTACAATATACTCATCTGATCCATCAACTATTTTGTCATCAACCTTGATATCTACCGTAGCCCAGCAAAACATCTGATGAGTAATATTTAGTTCATTATGAATAGAACCAAAAGCACCCCCAACAAAACCAAAGGAATCACCCGGGTTTGTCGGCGGTATGCAGCATTTTACCGAAGTAGATATATTAGTCCAGGCTTCAACCTTGTTACCAGTTGAAGATGCTTTCCTTTGCTGCATTACCGTTTTAGTAAAAAATCTATCTATGCTCATACTGCCCCCACATTAATATATGTGCTTAAATCGTTTCTGATCATATCCGTTAATTCGGCTTTGTTATCAAAGAAGGTTACAGAATACGGACCCAGCTTTTCGCTTTTAATATCCTTTGTATTTTCATAGGCCATTTTAATCAATTTTAAACAATAGGCTTCTATATCATCCGGTATAATCACATATCCGGCATAATAAGTTACTCTTATATTTTCATGGCCTTTTGAAAAGCCGGTATTATAATATATATGATCTTCATTTACTTCAAAATCATCTTCATCTAGTTCTGAATCATTAACCCACAATTCCCGGCAATGCGAAATGATAACATTATCATCAAGGGCATCATCTACTATAACATCGGAAAAGGTTATAAATAGCGCGTCAACTACACCTTCTATGGTTAGTAATCCGCCATTAAGATCCGAATTTTGAACTAATACTTTATTGCCATCTGCAAAGCCATCTTTAATAAAGCTGCCCCCATCATTCCGGGTAACTTTCTTACCGGCTGCATCCCAGACCAGATTGTCAAGGTTTACGGCCACAACCGGATATTGATCAAAATATAATATCTCCTGATCGTTCCCGCTGTGCCTTTCCTTTGTATAAAGCCGGATCTTAAATTTACGATTTAAAGCATTTTCTATTGTATCTGAAGCCTGATTTATTAGGTTCTCAACGTGGGCATCAACGGCCCCACTATCAGAAGTAAGGCCTAATTCATAATTCGCTGCTACTAGTGTCGTTAATGCATAAGCATCTAAAGCCATAATTTAATCACCTTCTTTTGTATCTTCTTTAATGCCTATAACAAATTTTTCGTATAAGCTAAAATGATCATTAATTAATTTTTCCGCTTCATCTAGTTTTACCAGGGCATCAACTATTAAACTTTTTGCAATTTCCCCAAATGTTAATTCTTTTTCCTCAACTAAAAACCATCCTTTTTCTGCTACAACTCCACTACCTTCCGGAGTTGCTTTTAGTCCGGCCGCTGCCGCTTCTTCTTCTGTCGGTGCTAGTTCCATTTGCAGATCTCTAATAATTCCTAAAGTTATATAATTTCCTTCTTTAGGTAATAAACTCATAGCTACGATTCTTTCATATAGATTTAGTTTTACCTTAAAAGGATCGGCCGCTGCCAAGGCCACCATACTTAAAATCATTACAAATACAATAACTAATACTATTAACCCTTTTCCCCTGTTCATTCTTAACATTTTTTTTACTCCTTTAAATTTTTGTGCCGGGTTAACCTATGCACCCGGCAAGGTTTTTATTTTTATCTGTAAGTCCTTATGTATCTTACGTTACCACCATTGTCTATATAAAGTGGTACCCAACCATCTGCTGTGTAGGATTCACCATCCGCGTCATCATCAGACAAATCCGTTCTTGTCTGAACATCAAATATAGCAGTAATCCCAGTATTGTTTGTGTTTACACTAAATGGACAAGCTCTGTCTGGTGTATCGGTTATAAGTTTCTGCATTCTCATACCAAAGATTATTCTTGCATTTGCCAATTCTGTAGCCGCACCTTCATATACGCCAACATTCATAGCACAAGTATAAGCTCCACCAACATTAATAGTAGCACTTGCACCAACATTTACCCAAGCTGAAAGACAAGCATTACTTCCTGGCATAGTTCCTGTAAGAGTAAGGTCAAATTCGTTAGCACCATATCCATCAGTAAGGTTTGCATTGTTTATTGTAATCGCTGACTTCATTGCTTTTGACGTTGCAGTTGGAAAAGTTCCGGAAACAACTATAGGATAGCTAGTAGTATAAGATCCTTCTGCTTCTGATAATGGAATCCACCATTTGGTTGTGTCAATCTGGATCTTTAAGGTATTGTCATACCAGACTTTTCCACTATGATCATATAAACCAACAACATGCCAAAGCAGTCCATAAAGGCCAAAATCATAAGAGGCATTGTCCGCTAATTCATACCTTTCAAAAGCATAATTGAAGGCTGTACTGTCGATTAATTCTGCGGCTGTCGGTACAGAAAAATACGAATGCACGTTATAGTAACTACCCCCACTTGATGCGGCTGCTTGCATATTAATTTCACCACATAAAGCGGCGGCCATTCCGCCGGATGCACTCCCGGTTGCTGAATAGGTTATAACTCCAACAACGGCGTTAGTCCATGATCCGGTTGCAAAAGCAGAAGTTACGAGGGAATATACCCCCTCATGGATTGCACCAGCAGCGCCTACGGTATCAGTTAATGATATACCTCTTACAGTAGATCCGGCCCCTTCGGTAGTCGATACGTTAAAATCAACCCTTTTACTGAATGCAAATTTATCACCGTCCGGTAAATCGTAAGTCCAGCTATTTCCGTTATAGTTCCAAAGATCTACGGTTGCAGGCCATGAAACGGTCTGGTTCTCATTTTCCGGATTCTGTATAATCAGCTTTGCACTTGTAACGTCCCAATGCATAATGTCATGTAATGGTTGGGAATATGGCGCGATCTTGATTGCACTTGCCGGTAATATAAAAGCTAGTAATAAGATCATCACTAAAAATAATTTAAAGTATTTTTTCATTATAAATCACCTTCCTTTCTTATTTTGTTTTAACATTAGTTCCATCTATCATTTTGTCTTTTGGTGGTCCCTTTAAATCCTTTAAATGCCGTTT